GGGTTCTCAAGGTTGATGTTACAGAGGGCGACTGAGCCCGCTGTCATCAGCGTGAGCAGACCGGGCGGTGTGCCCGCGTTCAAGGCGGTCTGCACGGCCACCAGCCGTGAGTTAGCGACTACGGTCGAATAGTTGACAGCCATGTCGTCCTCTCAGACCGGCGCAGCTTGCGCAGCTGTCGCAGAGCCAAACACCGATTGATCGGCCACGATGGTGGTACCCGTGCGGTTGACGAAGCCAGTTTCGATCACCGCACCATTGGCGACTGATCCGACTGCCGTCACCATCTTGTGTGTGAAGCCGGTGAAGGCTGGCCCCGCGCCACCGTCGCGCGATCCACCATTGCCCGCTCCGACAGGCGCGAAGCCCGCCGTGTAGGGATTCGGAGCCGCAAGACCGCCGACATTGGCGTTGCACCGCCCGCCGCCAATGTAGAGGCCTGTGGAGTTGAAGCCGATACCCTCTCCACCGTCATCGTTGAAGCCCGCCGCGCGGATGGCCGCAGCGTTGGTGGCGAACAGCGCTTTGTTAATCGGATCAAGCCCCAGACCGTAGCCGATGCCCGTAGACATCGCACCGGTGGAGGCGTTGCCGGACTGATCCTTGTCGAAGGGCGAACCCTTTGGCCCCGACAGGGCGTCCATGTTGACCGCAATCCCAGCGCTGGGATTGCCCGTGTTTTGAACTAGGGTGGAACCTGGAAGCGCGCCTGGCATGTACTTCTCCTGGATGTGAAGTGGGGGGCCGAAGCCCCCCACGATCTTACGTCTCAGACATGACACCTTGGAACTGTGCACCCGACATCGTCAGGTTGCCCGCCCAAGCCAGGATTTGGACTGCCGCATCCTGGTTGACCGAATAACGCTGACCCGGCGACAGCGGGACGAAGTTGCGATCCCGGTGAGGACGGAAATGGATGTACTTGGTGTTCAGGAAGTAGCCGGTGGTGCTCGGCATGAAGCCGCCGATACCGCCGTCCAGCACGACATCCGCGTCCATGAACTTGATGGACGTGAATCCGAGCTTGGCATCGTCGGTGGACGTGAAGCGCTGAATGGCCTGAAGGCTGGCCATGTAAAACTGCCACAACACGTTGTCGAACACGATCAAGTCAGGACGATCCGTGCCGCGCACGAGTTTGGCCCAGAGCGCGTTCATGTACTGCTGGATGTTCGTCGCCGACACGACCGCGCTACCGTCTGTGGTGAAGTCGAACGTGGCATTGCGCCAGAACGCCCAGGTGTTACGGTCGATGCCGCCGACCACGCCCGTCCCCGGAGCCTTGGAGACTTGCTTGAGCAGACCGTCAATCTCCTTGCCGGCCGATCCCGTACCGTCGCTGTAGACCCCAGCAGCAACCAGGTTGGCCATGGACGACTCGCCCACGGACACGCGGGCCTCCAGAAGATCGATGATCTGTTCCTTGCCGCTGTTCTGCAGCTGGTCCAGACCGCTGATCGTCACCGGGCACGCCGCCTGCTTGATGTCGTACTGGGCCGCGCTCAGTACGTCCTGCGCCGCGATGGGCAGCAGGTCGTAGCCAGAGTACCAGCCAGCGTTGCCGTTGGCCGCGAAGCTCAGTTCTTGCAGGATGACGTTACCGCCGCTGAAGGTCTTGATGTTGCCACGCTGCCGAAGTCGCGACAGCAGCGCGTTGTTCTTCGTCACGTTGTCGGCGATGATGCCTGTACGCGACTGAATGGTGGTGGCGATAATGTCGCTGATCGCCGCATTTGCGAAGGCCATTTAAGGTTCCTCTGGTTGGTCAAGGGGCAGTTCGAGTTGGTTGTCCGTAGGTGTTTCCGGGGCTGTGACGGACATAGCCACCTGAGCTGGTTGACCCCAGGTCAGCGCTTTGAGTTGGGACGGGAAGTGATACCACCCAGAGAGTGCTCTCATTAGGGTTCTCATCTTCCACCCGATTGCTCAAATGCAGACGCGATGGTTCCACGCAAATTGCCGGGATCGGCCCCTTGAAACCCTGAGCCATTGGGCGCCCCACTAACCGACACGGATGCGCTCAGAGCCTTTTGAGCTTTGGCGTTGGCCGCCGCAGCTTGCTTCTGAGCTAGTTCCTGTTGGCTTTGGGCCGACACCAGCTGGCTGGTCTCCGGGTTGATCGCAACGGCGCGACTATACGCCTGGTCTAGCGTTAAGTAAACCCCCCTCTTGGCGCTCATCTCGATGAGGTCTGCCATGTCTTCGCGAACATCGTCAAAATGGGGGTATTTGACGATGTCCTCAGACATCGATTCGATTGTTTGTTGAGTCTTATCCGATGCGACCTTCTCAGACAGCGTCCGCTGCTGCTCCTGAGTCTGAAGAAACTGCTGAAGCGGAGCCAGACGCTGCTGAAGCAGTTGCTCAACGCGGGAGGCCACAGGATCGCCCATCGGCTCGCCGGCCAATGCCGAGTCGAGCGCCGCAATATCCACCCCATAGTCTTTGATCAACTTCGCCATGAGGGCCGCTTTGGTAGCCGGGGGGCTGTTGGTCAGCTGGTAGTCCACACCGACCAGCGCCTTGACCATCTCCACATCGTCGGTCACCCCACGAGACTGGATGTGGGCCCGGAACGGGGTGAGCGCCTTCTCATACTTCTCATGGAAGCCGCGAGCGGTCGCCACTTCCTCAAGAGTTTGGTTGATCTGCCGCTCCCGGCGTACCACCTCGTGCTTGGCCTCCATGGGCAGTTCCGCCCATTTGGACTTGCCTATCGGCTTCCATGACGAGGGTGGCTTCTCATAGTTGTACGGCTTGCCCGTGGTCTCAGGTTCATCCGTGGGATCAACAACCGCTGGCTTCGCCGCAGGTTCAGCCTTAGCCGGTTCAGACTTGGGCGCTGCCGCGGCAGGTTCAGATACCGGCGCAGGCTCTCCGGTAGCTGGAGCCGACGCGGCTGCAATTGGTTCGGCAGGAGGATTGGCTGTTTCTTCCTGCGTGATGGCCGCTTCAAGGGTTCCTCGCAGATCAGTGGGTTCAGTCATATTACCTTCTCAGTTGCTTTGCGGTTTCGACGGGGTATTGCATGTTGAATTCCATGGTGTCCTCAGGGTGACGAGCCGAGCGCTGATACTGATTCATCTGCCTCCGAGCTTCGGTGGCCCGTGCACGCGCTTCGCTTACGTTGGCTGTGTAGTTCTCGAACCCCTTTGGTGTTACATTGACAGACCTCAAATCGCGTATCTGACTCCGCGCCAACATCAACTCATCCGCAACGGCGTCGTCGGGGGCCATTGAGAACTTCTCAAGCATGCGGTTGTCTAATTGCGTATCCGCATTTTCTGAAACAAAATCCAGCGCCGCTTTCTGTGGGGTACCTCGACGCATGAGATGCTTAGCCGCCTGTACTGCCTCCAAGGTGGATGCGGCCTTGACCGACGTATTGAGTTGATCAGCCAGCTTCTTACCACGTTCCGGGGTCGATCCACCCATCCGCCCCTCAATCATGTCCACCTTGTGCTGGTACTCGTGGAGTGCAGTATTGAGTTGATCCTCCGGCGCATCCGCCTTGTTAAGCGTGATGATGTCCGCAGCGGGGTCAAACTCACCCCTGCTGTTTGGACCCAAATCCTTGTACTCCACCTTGGTCTTGGCTGTCTCCGGGTAGCGCCGGAACAACTCAGGGTGATCCAATTTACCCTTGTTCAACTTGGCCGCTTGATCCGAAATTTCAAACATGTTGGATTCGTCAGGCGTACTCGTCCAACCCGTTCTGTACCAGATGTCGCGTTTATCAACCCCAGCTGCCCTCAACTCCGCTGCCTTACGCATAGCAGCCAGTCTCTCCGCGTCATTCGCCGCGCCCCGCACACCGCCAAAGATTTTGCGCCCCCCTTTGACCAATCCACCGACTCCGGGGATAACCCCCAAGGCCGATAATGCCATACCCGTCTTATCACCCTCTTGACGAGACCTGTTGAAGTCGCGTAGAGCCATAGCTTGACCGACGCCAGGAATGAAGCTAGTTCCGACATCTACCGCCAAATCGCCCAGATCAGTGGCCTCCGGCGTGGAGGGGTTCACCGCATTGGCGCCCTTGCGGAGCAGATATGAGGCTATCTTAGAGAAGTCCACGCTTCCTCATCTCATAGTGGATACGGTGCTTGTCGACAGGCGGCGGCGTATGGGCGGGTTTGGGCGCCAGACCCTTCAATTCAGCGGTCGGAACGACATCGTGCTTGGCGCAGTGTTCCCGCATTCCTTTGCGGCCGTGATACCACTTACCATCGATGGGGGATTGGAAAGAAGCAGTATCACCGCTAACAGCAGGAGCGCCAGGACGCGGCTCTGCCACGTAGGCAATATCCACCTCAACAGCTTCGCCATTCACGTACACCCATCTATGCTTTGCCATTGTTCTTCGGCTTGGCCTTCGCCGCCGCCTTTGCTTGAGCCATCTTCTGCTCATGGGCCTGGGCCCCCTGCTCCAACCCCATCGCGGCCTGCTGGCGGGCCGTCTCCATGTCCAGATCAGCCTGTTGCATCTGTGTATCCATGTCCATCTGGGCCTGCTCGCGCTTGAACACGGCCTCCATCTGCATTTGGACGGCCTCCAGCTGCATTTCCTGCTTCTTCATCTGGAGCTCCATTTGCTTCATGGCCATATCCATCTGGTTCTCTTTCTCCTTGAAGGCGAGGTCAGCCTGCTTGGCTTGCATGTCCATCTGGTGCCCTTGCTGAGACATCTGCATCTCAGCCTGCATCTTCGCCTGCTCGTTGGCCTGCTTGGCTTTCTCAGCCTCGGCCTTCGGATCAGGCTTTGGCTCTGGCGGTTTCTTAATGACCGCATCCAGCGCCCGGTCGAGCATACCCTCGATGTCCCGCGCCCCTTTGAACGACGCGACGGCCCACTTCAACATGCCAACCACGAGCGGGGCTGTCTCGGGCATCTGCTGGACCATGGGCAGCGCCTTCTCCATGTAAACGCTGATCGCACCCATCAACTCAATGCGATCCTGCTTCTCCATCGCATAGTCGGCCTGGGCGATCTGGTCGCTTGTGACCGTGATGCGCCACTCGAAGCCTTCCTCAGACTGGAGAAGCTCAATAGCTTGCGGGGCCAACTGGGCGTCGTCCGTGTAGAGGATGCCCGACTTCTTGATGAGGATCTCAGGGTCAAAGTGCTTGACCTGGATCTCAGCCTTGAGGCGCAGAATATCGGCCGCAAAGCACGCCACTTCACCTTGGAGCTTGCTAATCCGCACGGAGGCGAATTTGGCCTTGATTTCCTGGGCTCCGAGTGTCTCTGAAGCCTTCGACGCACCCCGGACGATGTCTGCGATGCCCGTCAGTTCGTAAATCTGGCCCTTGATTGCCTCGCGGGATACGCCCAACTGATTCAGCGCAGCAATGACCTGTTCGAGTGGGAGCCAATCCACCTGACCCTTGACCCCGCCCTTCTCGGCAAACATGGCCCAGTTGTCGACGGGGATGAGGATGTTGTCCACCCCCTCGGTGAGCATCCTCTGGACACCCTCCGCCGCACGGTCGTACACGCCAACGACCTTGCACGCCTGTACGAGCATGCTAATACGGTTGTTGATCGTGTCCAGTTCCTGGTACTGGTCCTGAATCATGTAGTAATCAGGACGCGGGGTGCAGTTGCTGGTGGAGACGTTGGCCAGCATCGGCCCCGGGCAGGGCTCAAAGCCCACCAATTTCAGGGGATCGTCGCGCTCATCCAGAATGACGTCGTAATCCTTGCAGAGCCACCACACCTTGCGCTGCACGCGATCCCAAATCTCATAGATGACCGCCTTCTGAAGCGCCTCATTGGCCGGAGTGGCCGTGTTGGGGAACGTGGCGAGGCTGGTCGGGCGCCAATTCAGCGGGATTTTGTCACCCACCTCCTTGCCGAAGCGGTCGCGCAGCTGCTCGCGGGTCATGAAGACACGGCGACCCACCCACCGGCGCTCCTCCCACACCCGGCAGGGGGAGAAAATGAAGTCCTCCCAGTACACGTAGTCCACGCATACCCGTTGGTCGGTGATGACCTTGTACTTCTGTGGCTCGCCGGGAGGCTTGGGCTCCGCTGACTGGGTCTTGAACCCAGCATTCTCCGGCATGGGCGTGTAGCCCTCGGGGCTGATCTCTTTTTCCTCAGTGTCCGTCTCCAGCCGCAACCACGCGGTGGCGAGTCCGGGCACGAGCCTGTCCTGTACGCACGAACGCATCACGGAATTGAACGTGT